TCTGTAAGATTGGAAGTTGGAACTGGCGGAACAATCACGAATATCATCGGAGTTTCGACTGCAGGACCGTCCGTAAATGTCACCGAGGCATTCTACGACAATAAGACTGGTATCATGACAGTCACAACTGCTACACCACACGGTCTTCTTTTGGAAGATCAGGTTAAGTTAGTTGGTCTGGCATTCACCTGCCCTGGATATGGTGCAACATACAGTGTCTATGACTTCCAATATGATGAATCTACTGGTATTGCTACCGTATTTACTGTTGGTGATCATGGATTGACTGCTGGCGATGATGTCAAATTAGCATATATTGGATTCAGTTGCACTGCTCCTCACGCTGGTGTAACTACTACTATCTTCCCCGATGGAACTCAAGGATATTTCTATCCTGTAGATTCTGTTGGAACTACTACATCCTTTGTCACCAATGTTGGTATTTCCACTATCGCTCATACCTATGCTGGTGGCGGTCAAGTTCAAACGGGCATCACTACAAATATCTTCCCAGATCATGATGATCCGTTTGCTGTTGTTGGTTTCATTTCAGCAACTCAATTTAAGACTAATGTTGGACCTTCGACATTTGGACACACTTATGTAAGTGGCGGTACTGCTGCCCAGTGGCACCCCCTTACCTTTGGTTCTGGATACAGAACTGGTATTGGCACCATTGGCATCGCTGTAACCTCTTCTACAGGCACTGGAGCGACGATTACCGCCGTTGTTGGTGCTGGTGGATCTCTTGTATTCTCCGTAACTGGTCCTGGAACCAATTATACTGCTGATGATCTGGTTCTTCCCCCAGAACCAAATGGGGAAAATCTCCCTATCGTTGGTTTGACGAGAATTGGTCTTGGCGCAACTACGGTAACAGGTGTTGGATGCTCTATTTCTGTAGAAATCGCTGGTGTTGGCACCGCCACTGGAATTGGATCTACTTATTATGAAGTTGCCAGATGGGAATTTAGCAAGAAAGGTTATGGATTCAAACGCGGTGATACCTTCACTGTTTCTGGTCTTTCTACTGATCCTGGTGCTGGAGACAACTACAGAAACTTTGAAATTGAAGTCGTTGATGTATTTACCGATCAAGTAGCAGCATGGCAGTTTGGTAATATCGATTATCTCGATAATATCAAACCATATCAAAATGGAGATCAGAAAAGATTCATTCTTGAGTATCAGAGATCCATTGTCAGTTTTGAGATTGATAGAAATGATGCAGATTCTAAGGAAATTGATCTGTCCGCAGTTCTTCTCATCTTTATCAACGGTGTAATCCAAGAACCTGGAGTTAACTATGTGTTCACTGGAGGATCAGTCCTTGAATTTATTACCGCACCTACTGCTGAAGACAATGTTGTCATCTTCTTCTACAGAGGAACAATTGGGCAGGATAGCTTCCTGTTTGATGTCAACGAAGTTATTAAAGTTGGTGATGAAATTAAACTTGAAAAGAGTACTGAGGTAGAACTGAATAGAGTACCTAAAACTGTCGAAAACTTTGCACAATCTGAAAATAGAATCGTTAAGAGAATTGATAGTGCAGTTACTGTAGAAACACCATTCTATCAAGGAGTAGGTATTAGTAATGACAACTACAAACCACTAACTTGGATAAAACAGAAGAAAGACATTTTGATTGATGGTGCAGTTGTTTCTAAAGCAAGAGATTCTATTGAAGCTCAAATCAGTCCGATTGCTAGCGTAATTGGTGTTGTAAGCACAACTGACGCATTTGTTTTTGTTGATTCTGTTGCCCTGTTCAAAGATACTGATGGTTCTTTGACTGAGAACTTTAACATCACATTTATTGCTCAGACTGGATTCGGAACTACCGCCGTTTCTGGTATTAATTATGAAGATATGACGGGCATCAATCCATTGGTAGTTAATGTACAAGGATATATCGGTCTTGTGACTGGTATTAGCACATGTCCTGGTATTGGAACTGATCTTGCAATTCAAATCCAATTTGATGTTCAAGAGTATGTGAACAATGGTAATGATCCCACTGGACTTGGAACCAATTATCCTTTCAGACTCTATGGAACTGGAATCAACACAACTGGTATTGCAATAACATCTATCGATACTCACGACACAGATGTTGTTGGAACTAGTACATACTATGCCGATAATATCTACTATGCATCCGCTGTTTCCTTTGTCCCTGGATCTGGAAGTCGCCTTGGAATCATTACTGCAAACATTGCATCTTATACAGATACAACTGGTTTTGTTGGAGTTGGTTCTACTGCCTACCCTTACGCTTACTTTACTTGGGGTAGATTTGGTGAGGTTGATCGTGCTGCTAGACCAGTTTATGCAAATGTCAAGGGATTAAATTATGACCCACAAATGAGCGAATATCCCATTGTACAAAGAAGGGGTGTTGGACTGAGAGGGACGGGGGGTCTTCCGAAACGATTATAAATACAAAAAAGTTAGACCTTTCGCCCGCTCATAATAATGGCAGCCATTATCACCGATCAATTTAGGGTCATTAACGCAAATAATTTTGTAGACTCCGTAATTGATGGATCTAATTCATATTATACATTTTTAGGTCTTGCTAATCCGACTATTGCGGGTTATGGAAGAACTAGCACTTGGAACAGTACGACTGTCCAACCTCCATCACCAATTGATAATATCAGTTATGTCAATCATGTTTATGACACGATGCTGTTTGGGCGAAAGATTCTTCCTGGTGATGTAAGACGACTAGTTCGCAAAGTTCAATGGACAAAAGGTACATCATATGATATGTACCGTCATGACTACAGCACAAATAACAGGTCTCTGGTTTCTAACTCCAGCAGACTATATTCTGCAAATTATTATATAATTAACCAAGACTTCCAAGTCTACATTTGTATTAACAATGGTTCTGCTGGAATTACCTCAGTAGCGAGTGCTTCTCTCGATGAACCAACATTTACTGATTTGGAGCCATCCGCTGCTGGGACGAGTGGTGACGGTTATCTATGGAAATACCTCTTTACTGTTCCTCCCGCCGATATCGTTAAATTCGACTCAACTGAATATGTAGCTGTTCCTAACGAATGGTTAAACTCTACAGATAATGAAATTAAAGTTGTTAGAGATAACGGAGATTCCACTATCAATAACAACCAAATTAAAGTCGTTTCTATCGATGAACAGGGAGAAGGATATGCATTCCTGTCTACTCCAGTAGAAGTAGACATTTTGGGTGATGGTAGTGGAGGTAAAGTAAGAATTCAAACCAACACAAACGGACAAATCATTTCCGCTACAGTTACTGCTGGTGGTCAGGGATACAGTTTTGGAAGGGTTGATCTTTCTAGTATTAATGGTTCTGTTACAAAGTTTGCCAAACTGACTCCCATCATTCCGCCGTCCAGAGGACATGGTTATGATTTGTATAAAGAACTTGGCACTGATAAGGTTCTAATCTACTCTAGATTTGACAATTCTAGTTACGATTTTGCTTCCGATACGACATTTGCTCAGATTGGTATCCTTAAAAACCCAATTGCAGCTGGTGCTGGATCTACTGCTGTTCTCAACACATCAGAATTTTCTAACACTAAAGCAATTAAGTTTACAGGAAGCAGCGCACAACCACTCGCAATTGGATCTAAGATTCAACAAGCTATTCCTGGAATTGGAACTGCAAAGGGTTATGTAGCTTCTTATGATGCATCCACTCAGGTCATCAAGTATTTCCAAGACAGAAATCTTTATGTTGACCAGATTTACTACGATGCAACTGATAGCATCAGCGTTGCTGGTGATGCGGCAGTTTTGGAGTTTTCTTCTTCTGGAAATGCTGTTACTGCAGATGGTGGATTTAGTGTAAACATTGATTCTGGTTTCTCTGGAATTTCAACAACTACTCCTTCGGGTAAAGTTGTTGATCTAGGTGTACAATTCACCAGTGGTCTTGCGCCATCCGAAATAAATAAAAGGACTGGTGAGATCATTTACCTTGATAATAGACCTTCTATTACAAGGAATGAGCGTCAAAAAGAAGACATCAAAATCGTTTTAGAATTCTAAGAAGATGCCACAACAGACTAACCTCAATGTAAGTCCATACTATGACGACTTTGATGCCGAGAAGGGGTATCATCGAGTCCTGTTCAAACCAGGATTTCCCGTACAGGCTAGAGAACTTTCTACCTTACAATCTATCCTGCAGAATCAGGTAGAGACATTCGGTAGTCATATCTTCAAGGAAGGATCCATTGTTATCCCTGGATCATGCACATTTGATGGGCAGTATTATGCGGTTCAAGTTAATCCAACTCACTTAGGCGTTGATATTGGAGCATATGCCTCTCAAGTCGTTGGTAAAATAATCAAGGGTCAGACATCTGGAGTTACTGCAAAAGTAATTAATTATATTAGTGCTACTCAGTCTGACAACGACAACGATACTTTTTTCGTAAAATATATCAAGTCTGCTAATACTGGCGATTTTGAGTTTTTCAGTGACAATGAAGTTCTAGTTGCTGAACAGGCATTTTCTTTCGGCGGTACAAGCATTAATGTTGGTGGAACATTTGCATCTACAATTGAACTGAATGCCTGCAGCATTGGATCTGCTGCATCTGTTGATGAAGGTGTATATTTTGTTAGGGGTAATTTTGTTAGGGTACAGAAGCAAACAATTATCTTAGATCAATATAATTCCCAACCTTCTTATCGTGTTGGTCTAAAAATTGTAGAAAGTGCAATCAGTGCTAAA